CGACTACGATGGGGACTATGGCACCGTTCTAAACAGGTTCTTGGTTCAAGCCGCAGTTGGGCACCCCCTTACAGTGCACGGCACAGGTGGGCAAACTAGGGCATTTATACACATCTCAGACACAGTTAGGTGTATTGAGCTTGCGATTAAAAATCCACCCAATAAAGAGGATAAAGTTAAGATCTTCAATCAAACCACCGAAACACATAGGATTATTGATTTAGCTCGTAGAGTCTCTAAGTTTACGGGAGCTGAAATTAAGTTTTATAAGAATCCTAGAAATGAAGCAGTTAGAAACGATTTGAAAGTTTGTAATGATAACTTCTTATCTCTAGGTCTTAACCCAACAACACTAGAAAACGGATTACTAAGAGAGGTTGAGGAGATCGCCTCTAAATATAAAGATAGGTGCGATTTGGATAAAATTGTGAGCACCTCAGCCTGGGACAAAAATAAGAAAATAGGATTGTTAGATAATCAAGAGTAATATAAAAAAGGATTGTCAGTGCTAGGAAACAGCATATATGATTTTGTAAAGCAAATTTTTCCAATTTGTAGGAGTATAATGGGAGATGGCAACCGTCAGACCCTATCTTTAATACGGGAACAGATTCCTATTCAAATACATGAAGTCCCTACTGGATATACAGCGTATGACTGGGAGGTTCCAAAAGAATGGAAGATAAATGATGCTTATGTTTTAAGCCCTGGTGGTCAGAAAATAATAGACTTTAAGAAAAACAATCTTCACGTTGTAAACTATTCCATACCAGTTGATATGGAAATTGATCTTTCTGAGTTGCAAGAGCACCTGCATTCTACTGCAAAGTTACCAGACGCAATTCCCTACGTTACCTCGTATTATGATAGAAAATGGGGATTTTGCTTATCAGAAACACAAAGGGAAAGCCTAGTAGATGGAAAATATAAGGTTTATATTGATAGCGATCATGTAGACGGCTCCCTATCGTATGGAGAACTTATAATACCTGGTGAGACAGATGAGGAAATATTTTTAACATCTTATATATGTCACCCTTCTATGGCGAACAATGAGTGTTCTGGCCCTGCAGTCTTAACATTCTTGGCAAAATGGTTGATGAATAGAAATAACAAGTATACCTACAGGATTGTGTTTGCCCCAGAAACAATAGGAGCCATTATCTACATAAGCAAGAATTATGATGCTTTAACAAACAACGTTATTGCTGGTTTTAATTTAAGTTGTGTGGGAGACAATAGAGGATACTCTTTCATGCCATCCAGGCTTGGAAATACCTTAGCAGATAAAACTGTTCAACATGTCTTGGAGAACTATGTTGAGTCATACACAAAGCATTCATTTTTATACAAGGGCTCAGATGAGAGGCAGTATTGTCATCCAAAAGTTGATCTTCCGCTGGTTTCGATCATGAGGTCAAAATACGGAACATTTCCAGAGTACCATACATCAAAAGATGATCTAAACTTTGTCAGCCCAGAGGGCCTAGCTGGTGGTTTTAGTATTGCGAAGAAATGCATAGAAGCTTTAGAAATTAATGAGAAATACGAGAATTGTATAACTTGTGAACCAAAGATGAGCAAGAGAGATCTACGTCCAAAAGATTGGCACAATAGACACTCTGGAGGAAAGGAAGATATGAGGAAGAATGTTAGAGATATGATGAACGTCATGTTTTATTGTGACGGGGATCACGATCTAATTGACTTATCCAATAAAATTGAAATACCGTTTCATAAGTGCCAAGAATATATTAAATTATTACGAAATAATGGTATTATTAGGGAAATGGATGAAGAATAAAGTGAAGCTTATTACAATTATAAAAAATAGATTAGAACATTTTCTAAAAACGTTTCCATTTATGGTTTCCCAATATGGAGTTGATTATGAGCTTTTTATAGTTGATTACCACTCCAATGACGGGCTACAAGAAGCTATAAAAGAACAAATAGGCTTTAGAAAAGACTCGTTTTCTCCTTATTTAAAAAAGATAGTTTCCATAAACCTACTAGAAGACTTGAAGTTTAGCACCAAAAAGTCAAAAAACTTAGGCGCCTCTTATTGTAGTAGAGACGATGTCCTAGCGTTTACAGATGTAGACGTTCTTCTTAGTATGGATTATTTGCTGCACTGGTCGGCAAAAATTGAAAAAGGATCCACGTTTGTTACCACGAGACGCAAGGATACAGCGGCAAGTAATCCAAAAAGAATAAGACCAGAAATAAATTATGGGAATTTTATTGTTCATGCGGAAGATTATTTTAATATTTGCGGCATGGATGAAAGCAGACTACATTGGGGCGGAGCAGATGATGATATATTTCATAGATTAAAATTATATGGCCTCGATGAAATAAACCCCTATGGCGCATTTGATGCCAAACAATATTCTATATTACATGGAGATGAATTAAGGCTCTCCTCTTTAGAGGATACGAATCGATATAATAGTGACACAATATTTAAAGATATTTTTTCCAACAAAGACAGGCATAGATCCAAGGAAAGCAGTTTTTTAAATTTTGACTATTCAAGCAATAAATCAGAAAAAGTAATTTTGTATGAAAAATAAATCACCAGACGTGTCTGTAATTATAACAAATTATAACTATGGAAAATATGTAACTAGGGCAGTGCGCAGTTGCCTTGCGCAGAAACACATAAACGTTGAAGTAGTTGTTGTTGATGATTGTAGCGATGACAATTCATTAGAAACATTGTCCACTTTTAAAGATGATATAAATCTGATAGTTAATAAGAAAAATGTGGGCGTGGCTGAGTCGTCAAATGTAGGAATAAGGGCGGCAAAAGCTCAATTTGTAATAAGGGTAGACGCAGATGACTTTATAAATTCAGATACGTGCTACATTATGAAAAGATATTTAGTAGATAACCATGATGCCTTTTGTGTCTCATGTGATTATATTTTAGTTGATGATCATGAGAATTTAATTGAAAGAAAATATGCTGAAAAAGATAATATTTCTTGTGGTATCATGTATAGGAGAGATCTGCTCATTGAGTCTGGCGGATATAATTCTGATATGCGCCATAAAGAAGAAGAAGAACTGAGAAAAAGACTAGGAAGTTTTTACAAAATACACCACCTCAGAATGCCATTCTACAGATATAGAATGCACAATACTAACAAAACAAAACAACCGGAGTATAAAGAATGGAAAATATAGGTATCATCGGGAACGGCTTTGTTGGGTCTGCTATAGCCCATGGGTTCTCATTGCATGGAAATATTAGGATTTATGACCTAGACCCAATTAAGTCAACACACTCTATAGCAGAGGTTGTAAATGGCTCTAAGTTTATTTTTGTCTCTGTTCCTACGCCTATGAAAAACGTATTAGGCGGGGACATTGATACTTCCATTATGTACTCCGTCTTTGATGAAATATCAGAAATTAACGATAGAGACGATAATATTTTTATTGTCAAATCCACAATTGTTCCGGGTACCATGGAAAAATTAATAGAAAGATATCCGCTATTAAATATAATTCATAGTCCTGAATTCTTAACTGAACGAAGCGCCAGACTTGATTTTATTAATGCGTCTAGAATTATTTTAGGCGGGGATCCACCCCTCTTAGACGAGGTGGAGGGTCTTCTAAGGGAAAGATTCCCATACATACAAGTAATTAAAACCGATGTAACAACAGCCCAATTTATAAAGTATATGGCAAATTGTTTCTTTGCAACAAAAGTTTCATTTATGAATGAAATGAAGCAAGCAGCAAACGTGCTAAACGTTGACTGGGATGATGCGATGCGAGGCCTTATAACTGATGGAAGAATAGGCAATTCTCATCTAGATGTTCCAGGACATGACGGATATAACGGCTTTGGAGGCAAGTGCTTTCCTAAAGATTTAAATGCTTTTATCGGATTGTTTAAACAAGTGGGTGTTGATCCAAAAGTTATGACGTCTGTTTGGGACAAAAATTTAGAAGTTCGACAAGAGTACGATTGGAGAAGCATCGAGGGCGCCGTATCTAAAGGAGAAGAAAATGAGTAGATGTTTGGTTACGGGACACCGTGGATACATAGGCTCCAAAGTATATGCAGCCTTGCAGGACAGAGGCCACGAAGTAATGGGCATAGACTTGCAGGATGGGCATGATATATTAATCCGCCTAAAACCAGATACTGATGGAAAATTTCATCCGCACTGGGCGTCGTTTAAACCAGAATATATATTTCATTTTGCAGCTATTCCAAGAGTTGTATACAGCATCGAGCAACCAGTCCATGTAATAGAGAACAACCTATTAAGCAGCCTCTATATTCTAGAGTTTGCAAGACATGTTGGAGCCAAACGAGTTATTTATTCTAGCTCTTCATCCGTAAGAGGGAATGGAAACGGGCCTGAAAGCCCTTACGCTGCGTCAAAATATATGCCTGAAAGCATGTGCAATGTTTGGTCTTCTTTATACGGCATAGATACTGTGTGCCTTAGATACTTTAACGTATATTCGCCGTGTCAAAACGCATCAGGTCCGTATGCCACTGCAATAGCAAATTTTATGGAGTTTATACGCCAAGATAGGGATCCATACATTACGGGAGACGGAGAGCAGACCCGAGATATGGCGCACCTTGAAGATGTTGTCTCTGCAAATATATTTTGTATGAATCACGAAGGACCATTTGGTGGATCTTTTTTTGATGTTGGTACGGGAGACAATATTTCACTAAACGATATTAAAAAAATTGTTCTAGAATATTTTCCGGATACTAATTTTAAATATGTTGAAGACCGCCCAGGCGACGTTATGCACACAAAGGCAAATATTCAACCCCTTCGTGATCTTGGATGGCGTCCAAGAAATCAGATAAACAGTGGAATAAGAAGCTGTTTTAAATCTTTAAAAGATAATTTATAAAAAAGAAAGGTAAATAAAATGCCAAGAGCAACAAAAAAGGATAATAATATGGAAAACAAGTACACTTCACTTAGTAAGAGAATTAGCACCATGGCCGATAAGATTGCATCTCTAGAGAACGATCTGTCAATGACTCAAAAGCTTATTCGAGAAGATATGAAAAAAATAATTGATTTAGTAAGGGAGAATAGAAATGCAAGTCTTTAATCTTTCCGATCAAGCACTGGGAGCAGTTATGATGGCTTTGCAAAAGTCCCTAATGGAGCAGTCTGACATTGTTCCTGTTTTAAAGGAAATGAATTTTGTTCCGACTGATAGCGGCTTGGTTGTAAATAATCCTCCGTTGGTTAAGTATGAGGCAGACGGAATGGCCCTCTATGATGAAGTAGAAGATTCAGATAGTGAATAGATGCCAACTTATACATATAAGTGCATAGAGTGTGACCACATATTTGATGAATTTCATTTAATGAGTGAGACAATAGACAAATGTGTTAAATGCGATTCAGAGCATGTTACTAAGGTTCTGCCTAAAAGTATGAATATGGTATCTAGATCCAATCCCTCTAAGCCTAAAGTTGGCAACATAGTTAATGATTATATTAAAGATGTAAAACAAGAATTAAAAGAGCAAAAAGAACAATTGTCTTCAAAAGAGTATAAAATTAAATGATAACACTGTCCATAATACTTTTTATATCTCTTGGAATTAACGTTCTTTTAGTCTGGTATTGTCGAAGACTAACCAGGCAGTTTGTGTTTTTTACCAAGAATGTTATTGAGTTAGAGAATAAGTTAAATCTTTTTGATACTCATTTGAATAGCGTCTATCAGCTTGAGATGTTTTATGGGGACGATACTCTAGATTCTTTAATTAAACATTCAAAAGATCTAGTTAGTTCTATGAAACAATTTAATGATAGTTTTATTTTAGAAGATGAAGAGGGTTCCGAAGAAGAACAAAATTTTGAGGAACAAGAGTAGATGGCAGCTAGAAAAGGTCGTAAAAGATCAAAAAATAAGCAATACTATTTTACCAAAGAGCACGAAAACGCAATAGTTCAATATGCCAACACAAGAGATGTTCGTAAGAGAACAGAGCTATATATTGAATATATAGAGCCAGCCTTTAGTGAAATGGTTGATAAAGTAGTTTTTACTTATAAGTTTACATCTTTACCAAACATAGACGCCTTGAGACAGGAATGTAAGGTTTGGCTAACGACAATACTTGATAAATATGACCCGTCCAAGGGGTCAAAGGCATTTTCATACTTTTCAGTAATAACGAAAAATTGGTTCATACATAAAGTAAAAAAAACAACTGCCCGTTCTAGAAGAGAGACAGATCTTGAAGATATAACAGGTGATATAGAGCAAAGATACCTGTCATCATACAACCCCTATCACCACGATAGAGAGGATAAGGAATTTTGGCATTTTTTGTGGAAAGAGATAGACACCTGGGACAGCATATCTTTAAAAGAAAATGAAAAAAAAGTTTTAGAAGCTGTAAAGATAATACTTTCAAGCCCAGACGAAATTGAAATTTTTAATAAAAAGGCTATTTATTTATACCTTCGTGAAATAACCGGCCTCAATACAAAACAAGTCGTAAATAATTTAAATAAGATGCGTATTAAGTACCGTGTTTTCAAAGGTAAATGGAATCGCGGGGACATTTAATGAGAGACTTAAACGCATATCTTGCTGAAGCTATAGAAAATATTAGAAAAGACCGAGAAGTAACAAAAGAACTGCTTGACGATGTAATGCAATACATGTCTAAGGACGAGAATAGTCACAAAGAAGTTGGACAAACAGCAGCTAAATATGTTGAAACGCTTCAAAGATCAAACGAGCAGTTGGTAAAAGTCAGCACTATTATACATAAGCGAGAGAGCGCCGTAGGCCACCTTGGCCTATCTGATAAAGATAAGGATGATCTATTTGACTTGATTAAGGAATCACAGTAATGGCAGACGAATCTATAACTGTTGTATCTTTAGATGAAGAGCATAATGATAAGAGGTCAAACCCATATAGATCGACTGCTGACCCACTTGCCCTTGCCTCTGGCGAAGATATGCCACATAAGATTATTAAGGAATCGGCATTAGAAAACCAGAGAAAAAACTACTTTGAAGACACAAAAACGTTCCAAGCCACTGTATTAAGAGTAAATGGTGATAGATCTACCGTAAAAAGAAGGGCCGTTTTCTCAGGGACAGGAGAAAATGAAAGGGATTTCATATCAGTTCAAGCAAGAATACCAGTATTGCACAAGATGATCCCAAAACCCAAAATGATCCCACCTTCCAGCGAAGATGCTATAAAAAATAAGGGCATAATAGAGATGCACCCAACTTTTGTAGCTAGGTCTGAGGGAGAATTGTCAACTATAGGCGAGGGCGATGTAATATTGGTTCAATTCAACAAAGGCCCTGGGCACGGGATGCAGATTGATGGGCACATTTTAAAAATTTATCAGAAGGCAACCATAAGAGGTGACTCTGAAAACGGGGAAGACTCAGAACAATTAGCAAGAGTTTTTGTTTCTGATACTGAAAATGCAACCATGGGCGAAATACTCTCATCAGAGAGAACCAGGCTTAATGCTCCAGGGCAGGCCTCAGAAGAGCCCGCATCTATATTTACTTGGGACCAATTAGGAACAATTGTAGAAAAGGGTGGCCTGGAAAAAATTCTAAACTACCTTTCAAGCAAAGAAAGTTTAAACAACTTTAATGCTGTAAATCGTGGCCGAGGCGGAGACTCTCCTGGGGATGCGCGTGATTATATTATTGAAAATCCTCAGAATTTAACAGAGATGAACATTTCTAAAGTCATTGAGCTTCAAAAGGGAGGGTCTTATACACAGAATGTTGATATGACCCCAGTCCGCGCGACTGGAGTAACCCCTAGTGAAAGACCAGGGTTTCTTGCTGTTGGTGCGTATCAGATGATACCCGAAACTTTAAAAAGAATTAAAAATAGGGCCGGCTGCCCTACAAATACGATTTTTAATGAAAACACTCAGAAAAGACTATGTGCCGATTTATTGCTTTCAGATAATAAAAACTTAGGAAATTATTTACTAAGTAAATACGATAATTCAGAAAGAGCTGCTCAAGTTGTAGCATATATTTGGGCCTCCATACCATTGCAATATTACTACGAAGAAACTGGTTGTAATAGAGGAGACAGCGCATATTGTAGAGATAGCGCTGGTAACAGGGCCTCATCGTCAACTAGTCCAGAAGAGGTAATATCAATAATTCAAAGTGCTAGACAAGACATGCAACCTCTTTTAGAGGAGCTGGGAATATCAAGAGAAACAGAAGAAGCTGCTAGCGAACCCACGGAAACGGCGGAGTAAAAATGAGTAACGACAAAAGAAAATCAAGAGATTTTTCTGGGCTAGACCCAAAAGAGCAAAAAATGTGGGCCGCAGGGCTCACAGGGGATGAGAATGCTAGAACATCTGGTGTTGGCAACAGTCCCTTAAAAGAGGCAGTTCCAAATTATCAACGTGGGTTGTTTGGTGGCTGTGAAACTAAAATATCTGGAAAAAACAATACATGGATCATTTTAGGTCGAGATAGGCCACATGATTCCATGTCTGGATATGGAGGTAAAGCGAACACCCAAGCCGGTGCGATTGACATTGTTGTCGGTAGGATGGGAAACCTAAAAGAGACCCCCAAAGGGGGTATTAGGGTAGATCCTAATTTCTTTGCTGATTCAGCTAGAATTTACATCAGTCAGAAGGCAGACATTGACGATTATTTTAAATTAGTTGGAGATACACAGCACGAGGGAATGTCAGGAATCGGTATTAAGGCAGATGGCGTCAGAATAATTGGAAGAAGGGGTGTTAAAATAGTTTCCGGTGCTGGTAAAAATAAAGCATTAGGCAAAGAGCTTGACTCTTTGGGGCGCCCGCTGGAGAGCAAGGAAGGTATTGAATTAATAGGGGCAAATGATGTTGGCGCAAACCCTTTAGAGCCCTTAGTGAAAGCCTACAGGCTTGCGGATACGTTGAAGATTTTAGTAGATGAAATTATGGATTTAAGAGGTATTGTCGATGCGCTCTCTGCAAAGCAAACAAAGATAAACCAGGTTATAGGGGCACATACGCATCAAGTTGCAGGTGTCCAGGCCACCCCTTCAGGAGAGTTGGCATCATTCACATCTATATATGAAGCGCAAAAAATGGACCAAGTGAATAGCAAATTATATAAACTTGGCATCAAGATGGGAAATAATTTTGTTACTAATCGTTTAGAACCAACGGGCAATAAATGGTTTGGAAGTATGTTTAACAAAACTAACTAGGGAATTGGCATTATGACAGTTGAAGTAGGCAGTTATATCAAGAGAGTGAGGTGGTTGCAAGAGATCATTGAGCCTCTTTTTGCTAGCACATACATTAGAAGATTTTTTGAAGACTTAGGTACTGGTGATCCCCTACAGTCAAATCGGGCAGATGGTTATGTAAACGGCGAGGTTATTGTTTATGGTGACGGTGGCCGTGATCCATACGATCCTTATTTTCAAAATGAAGATTTAGAGTTTATAAATCCAGAGGATGGGCCAACATTTAGGGTCTATTCAGAGTGGCGCATAAGGTTTTTAAGCGAATGGAGCGACTCAGAACTTATCTCCTGGCTTGCAAATACCATGTCCCCAAGAATATTTCAAGCTCTTACTTATCTTACTAACGTCTATGGTCCGCTAGATAAGTACGATGAAATGCTGGGGAATAATTGGGGCACAGCGACAATGGCGGCTATGAGAGACTATTCCTCTGGAGTTAACACAAATTTTTTCGATAACCTAGGCATCCGCCACACCACTCTTGGCCCAGCAGCCCCGGACATAGACGTACAAATTATTAATGCTTCAAAAGTCGTAAGGACGCTTTTGATATTTGATGATGGGTATGGTTGCGTCTCTAGAGAGGAGAGGCAGAACCCAGAACTATATTCATATCCAGATAAAATGCCTGTTAAATTCTCTACGACTTATTTCACATCGAGATTTAAGGCATTAGGGTATCCTCCACATGGAGAGCCAGCAGGAGTATTTTCTTATTCAACCCGTGTTGGGATAGAGAATCACCCAGATCGCCGAGATGGCGCGTGCCCATTTCCGATAAATCCAGCGTACTTTACTGCATGGACTGAAAATGCATTCCCACAGGAGGAGGAGGTAGAGGTCACAGAATACAGTTCAATTGGAACTGAGCATGGTAGCTATGATTATACAACTTATCGATACCCTGGCGTTAGAGAGATAGCATGTCCGATACTCCCGGATCCAACGTTTCTTGGAGCAGGGGAGGCAGGAATTCCTCCAACTCTACAGGCTAGGCACCCATGTCCTGAAACAGATTTAACAGAGGAGTTTATAAGAGAACCAGTATGCACGCCAGATAGTAGTTTTTTGGAACCAGAATGGACAGCGGAGATGCGTTCTTTTTTGAATTCCAGAGTTTGTGAATATTATGTTCCTGTCCAAACCCCATATGGGTGCCCAGGAGGGGATGGACTGGCAGAATATGCAAGAGAATTTTCTGAACAAGCCGTTCAAAGTTTACTTGACTTTTTGAACAAGGAAGCTACCGAGCAACAGACAAATATACTAGTAAATTTTGTTTTAGAAGAATTATACTATGACTTTGATAAAGCTCCAAATGTTGATCTTAAGTTATTATACAGGTGGCCGTTTGCTCTGGTTAAAGCACTAAAGCTTGATGACAGAAATTCCCCCTCAATTAACGAATCTCCAAATGCGGGAAGCGATGTGGAATTTTCTTCTTCAAGCTTACTTTCAGATCTTGATACATTAAAATTAATTTTAGAAATTATAGGACCACAACAGGTAGATCTCTGGTCATCAGAGAAAGCGAAAATTATAATTACTGGTACAGCGAGAGAGGCAGACATCTTACAAGAGTCGCGCAACATACTAACCCTTAAGACTGCAATAACTGACTTTTTAAATTCAAATAATTACGTTTTCCCACCAGCAGTGGTTGAACAGGCTGCAGGGTCTCAATTCCCCATACCAGATAGTGGCGTAGCGGCTGACAGTCTAAAGATCGTTTATGACGAACAATATAATTTTGTATCTATTTTTGTGCGTGGTGATGGCTCTGATTATTTACAATTAAATGAGAGGCTTTTGCCAGAAGACAGCGCTCTTCGAAATCAGACAATGGTGTCCTACTTGGCAAACTTAAATGACATAATCCTTGATTACAATAATAGCCAAGAGTTGCAGTTACTACCATTCTTACAAAAATATCATCAACCTGCTGTTCGTATTTCGTATCAATCGGGAATCTCAGAGCCCACACTTCTTCCAGACAATTGCTCAGGTGGAGTTCTTGAAGATGTTACCAATTCGATATTAGATAGCTTAGTTGATTCTGCAAATGAGTTTGTTGGCAAGTTTGCTAGCAATTTGTGCATGACATCTGAACAAGTGGCACAAAAGGAGCGCGATTATCTTTCATCTCTGGAGAGTCTTAAAGATATTGTAAGCGAGCAGAATTTAAAAAATGTTTTTCTACAAGATCCGCTCATAGCGAATATTGATAGGCTCATAAAATCAATCAACAATAGTGAGGATGTGGTTAAAGCTGCTTGGGCAAACTTGTTTGATAAAATGACCGCATGTGGCTTATTTAATCTTGTAACAAAAACAATAGAAACAATTGCAAAAGTAGACTTCTGTGGGCTATCGCCAGAGGCCATCTTGACAGTAGCTATAAAATCATCTTTAAAAAATATAGACACGGGCGTATTGCGAAGAATATATGAAGGACTGCCAGAAAATACAAAAAATGAGTTACTTGATAACTACTCAGAAAGATTTAGACAGTTTATTGAGGATAGTGGATATAATGGATCAACTGCATTCCCATGGGATCTAGAGGAGCAAAACAGGCAAGCAGAGAGAGACTCCAGAGAAAACAGAATAATATATGATGGTTCTTTGTTTACTTCTCCATCACTGGAGCAAACACAATCTAGGTACGTAAATTCTTATAGGGCCGGATATCGTGCTGGCTTAGAGTATGACCCACTTTCGGAGGACGAGGAGGAAATAGATTTATCATCCGGACAGTTTGATGAAGGATCTTTTTGGGCTGGGTATGTAGCTGCCAGAGGAGATGTAGAGCTAGGAATACCAGGAGACCCAAGCTCAATTGTTCCTCCTCGCAGATCGGATGTATTAACTGATGCTGAGAGATTAGAAACTAATTCTCCAAATGTAAACTCTAGCGCCTTTGGCAGGTTGGCTGGTGGGCTTGTTGCCGATACATTTAAGATTTCAATTGAAATATTTGTGGAGACATTGGGGGACTTATTGAGCTTTGATGAGCTGCTAGAACAGACTGGCGACTTGCCTGTTGTCGGTGCATTAATTAAATCAGTTCCAGAAATAGCAAAATGTGCTGTTGATATAAAGTTAATATCTAATGGGCAAGAACTTAACGTAGGATCAATACAAAATAATCTACAAAATGGTTTTAAAGGAGACATATGTGATATTATAGGAGGATTAAAATCTTTGACATTGCCAGATATTGAGGCAAAGCTTAATTCTTCTTTGAATACCAGGACGCTAAAGGCGGCTTTTCTAAATGCTCTTTTGCCTGTTATTAGAAATTTATTAATAAAGATTTTATTAAATACTTTGTTGAAAATCATAAGTAAAACAACTGGAGTTTTAAAGGGCGCTCTATGTGAGGCTGCAAAAAGCAATATCTCATCGGCTATCGAGGGATCCATAGCTGGAAATGTAGCAACACAGGTGTACATTCCCCCAGGGAATATAGGCAACTTGTTTGCTGAGGCCTTCTGCGGCCCCTCTACCACCCCAGAGCAGGCAGCTGACCAGGCCTTCTCAACCATCTCTTCTTTGGTTGAGGGCGGCACTCCTGATTCTTCTTGCTCTTTGATAGATTCATTATCTAGACGCCTTAGAATGGATCAATTGCTAGACCTACTACAAGGAGACGCTAGTGAAAGCGTAGTTCAGGTTGTATTAAGTATATCAAGGAATGATTGCCCTGAATTTTCAGATTTCTTATTTGATGAAGCATCAGTAAGATCATTTTTTGTAAACCTCTCAACTTCGTTTACTGATGAATTCCTAAACGAAACTAGAGATAGTTTGGAAACTTTTGGGGCAAACCGAGGAGATATAGTTACGACTTGTGATATTGATCCTGATATATCTGGACTAGAGCAGGCGCTTCGAGAAGAGTGTGGAGATAACATATCAGAGGAACAGATACAGCAACAGATAGAATCATTTAGAAGGAGGGTGGAACAAACAGTAGATGATTTGACCTCCATAATGTCAAGTGGCTTTGATAGTTCCATGGAAGACACAATTCAAAATACCTTAGCAAGTGTAGTACCTAAAGACGACCCTACAAATGTAATTTTGGTAAAACAGGTTGTTGATAGTATGTTTGACCCTCTATATTCATCTTACTCAAGAGGATTACTGGCGCCGGTAGCTCCAAATGGGAATTGTGGGTATCTAAACGCAGTCTTATCTAATAAGAAGGCAGTGCCACTAAAAGGCCAGTTTACCGCATTTCGAGCACTTTCATCTCTAGCCTTTGGACCAATGTCTGCCATGTTACCAGGCGGGGGAGGTGCAGCAGAGGAGATTATTAGCAGTTTAAGGATGGATTTTTTTGGACCGGACACTGGAGAAAGGCCCACTGAAAAACCAGGGACAATTGGCTCTCAGCTATTAGATGTTTTTAATAATGGAGAATATTTTTCATTTTCTTCTGATTTTTCAAACGATTATATCGAATTAACTTATGATGGCCCAATAGAATTACCAATATTTAATTTAAATTATAATTTTATTACAAATGAAGCGTCTTTAACAAGATATAGTGCTCTTGGGATTGAGAGAAACCAGGACAGCACGACCCTGGGACCGGGGTCTATGAGACTTGTGGCCCCAGAATCAGATGAAACTTTTGGGGAAGTGCAGGAATATCTAAATAATAATTCATCCGGAATATCCCCAATCGAGCTTGCTAGACCATTTTTTCCATCTTTAGCAAGTTCGCCGACTCCACTTACAATAGGTTCATCGGTTATACTACATAACTTGTCTTCAACTGGCGTTGTTGATCCTCTTTCGCCTGGTTTGTATGGTACGAATTTTTCAAGTATAGCAGTGAATGTAGCTTCTTTTATAAAAACACTTAGAGCCAGAGTGCTCCTATCTTTAGCAAAATCAATAACGTATAATTCTAATGCGTTTGCATATGGAGAATACATATTTGATGAAGTATCAGATACACAACTTATTCCATCCGTTGACCCAGCCCTCACTGAAAGGGGTTATGATGTATTTTATCTAGATGATGGAAATATAGTAGTGGTGCCACCAAGGAAAGGAGGGTGGCTTGAATTAAAAGACATTCTTTTGCCCGAGAGGCAAAGTGAATATTGCTGTCCTGACAGGAGAGACTTGCTAGATGTTCAATCAATTAAGAGCGCGGCTTTAAGCTCTTTTGAATCTTTGTCTGAGGATCCAAGATTAAACGAAAACCCACGAACAGTAAGGGAGGCTCCGTATGCACATATTTTAGGCAGGACCACTGCTGCTTGTATGGAGGGTGTCGTTGTAGCAACCATAAGAACACATATAATCGAATGCATGTTGAATGGCTATGCAAGTTTCAGTAAGTATAAGACAAATATCCCATCTGCTTATTCTGATTTACTAGCAGATTATGTTAGCAAAAAAATGAGGGGCGGCCTTAGAACGCAGCGCCCCACCCCGCAGTTCCCAGCATCTCAGGGCACCGACCTTTATGGATACTGGAATGAATTTCTTGAACAAGCTGTTCAGGTGTATATAAATCGTGCGAATTCTGGACGAATAACAATAACAGCGGCGGCAGACGCCGCACTTAGATCGATAAGTAGCTTTTCTGCGCAATATAGATACCCCCAAAGAGGAGACCTCAGAGAAGCCCGAACATCTAGGCCTGGGATTACTCTTAAAAAATTGAGAAGAGATGAGAATATAAAGGCAATTCAACAAACTGAAGACGAGGCAATTGTTATTTTAAGACATTTAGTAAAGGAAGAATTTAATAGAATATCTCAAACAATAGATGAAATCTTCCCAACTCCTGGGGGCGGTTGGGTCTCCAACATTGGTATAGATTTTCTTAAAAATGGCTATTACATAGAAAATAGAAATGTTTTTGATATTCCAATGTTTGACGAAGATATCTTAGATGGCCTTCGAAACCCTGATTTGTCATTTGAGGAGAGGGGGCACTTTATTCTGCAGTCTTATGTGAGGCCGGTATTGGTTGGAGATCCCACAGGGTTATCTGGCCCAGAAAGAGACTTCTATGAGAGAATGCAATCTCGAACTTCAACAGCCTCTCTTTTTGGTCTTCGTGAGATGAGGGAATATATCCAAGAAGATGCATCTGCCTCTCTACTGTCGGCATACCCACAGATAAGCTCTATATTTTCGTCTTTTAAGTATGGACTTAGGCTTGTTTATGTTTTAGGAGATCAGGAAGTATCTGATTTTGAGTCTTCGGGGGGAGGCTTAGTCAGGCTCCTTGATCGATCGGATCCAATCACAAGGCTGTTCAAACACCCATCCGATGGGTCAGATAATAGATACTCCATTCCAATGGTCTCTTCTGAATTTATTGAAATTGAATTTGAGGGAGAAAGTTTTAACGATTTTGTTAGCGCTGCCTCAATCACTTCTTTGCAACTGCAGTCTATAGATAGGACTGAGGAGTTTAATTGGCCTCTATTGGTAGAGTTAATGTTGAACACCTCACAATATAAATCAATTTTTGAATATGCCGTCCCAGTTAACACAATGCAATCTTTAAACACAATTTATAATATAGAATCCTTTTTATATTCCATAGGTCGCGATGATGGGTGGGCTGCCAATACTTTAGTTTTGCCCGAATTGCCTCTTGGGCCTCCCGTTGCGATACCTTTAGCAAACTTTAATAATTGGAACAAGAAAGCCTTTCCACAAATGAAGCGAAAACTGAAGAGGATGTTCAATTTGCTTTATAGGTCAAATGATTTTACTTATGATCCCTTCGCAAACTTTAATAGCCAACAAGATGAAATTAGCGAGGAATCCAGAAACGCAAATGCAGATTCTTGGACCGATGGCCTGACACCGGAAACAAGGTCTAGAATTATATTTGAGAATCCACTTTGTTTTAGCCCCTCAGACAGAGAGGGAGATACTTCGTCTAGCGATAGTGGGGACACCTCCAGCGACGACGGAGGCTCGCCATCTGGCCCAAGAAGGAGAGATACTACGGGAGACCACCTTGGCGGGAGGGGAGAGAGAGCCGTAGATGCGCGAACATATGTTTGTGTTACATACTACAACACTAGGTTAGGAGGTACATACTATCAAATAATGACACTAGCAGAAGCAGAAGCTCTCGCTGCCGAGGATAGGGATACTATAGTTGGTGTAAGTTGGGTCGATGCTCCTGGCGCTACTGGTCCTGCGGGCCCCTCTCGAACTAATTTGTGTGAGGACATATCATAGACTAGCGCACATTATGAAAAAGAAACTCCGACAGCCACTAATTAAAGAAAGAGGGATACTTTATGTCGGGAATCGCTGTACAACTACCACTTATAAGAGATCAAGAAGACGGGTTTGGATTATTAAAAAACTATGATGATGTAGTCGCCCAAAACCTTAAAATGCTGATATTAACAGTCCCTGGGGAAAGGATAATGGATCCTGATTTTGGTGTTGGCGCTAGAAGATATCTTTTTGAACAGCTCACTGAGGAAACTTTTCAACTTTTTAAGAGTAGGTTGTTGCAACAACAACAAAAGTATTTGCCATATTTAGTTATAAAAAATGTTGAATTTGTGTCCTCACTTAGTAATAAAGAGGTTGATGAAAATACTTTACAAATTAAAATTTCTTACTTTAACAAAGTTTTCAAGAGTTCGGGAATTCTTTCCTTGCCATTAACCTAAAAAAACAACTATTTATATTAATAACCGAGGGCTTTTGATGACAAAAAATAAGGTGCCGATTAAATACACCAGCCGAGACTTTGAATCGATTAGAAGAGATTTGATCGATTACGCAAAGAGATATTATTCTGAAACGTTTAGAGACTTTAGTGATGCTTCGTTTGGGTCTCTAATGATAGATAGCGTTGCCTACATAGGTGATATCCTGTCTTTTTACTTAGATTACCAGGTTAACGAAACGTTTCTAAACTCTGCCATCGAATACAACAACGTTATCAACATAGGCGAGCAAATGGGGTATAAATTTAAAGGCCCTGCATCCTCATACGGGGTGTGTGCGTTCTATGTAAAGATCCCCTCAAACACATCAGGAATTGGACCAGATACTTCCTATGTTCCAATATTAAAGAAGGGTGCCACTGTTTCCTCTACTGGAGGGGCGACCTTCATACTACTTGAGGATGTTGATTTTAATAACCCAACAAATGAAATTGTCAGCCTAGAGCAAAATACAACGACTAATCAAACAACTTTTTGGGGTATCCAGGCGTTTGGAAGTGTTGTCTCTGGAGAGTTGGGAACAGAAACTATAAATGTGGGCTCTTTTGAAAGATTTAAGAAGCTAGATTTAAAAGCTCTTGATATAGTTGAAATAATATCTGTAACAGATTCGGAAGGCAATATTTACTACGAAGTCCCATTCTTGTCGCAAAACGTAATACACAGAGGTATTCCAAATCGTAATCAGGCAGATAATTCTGCGCCCGCATCTATTATCAAGCCTTTTGTTGTTCCTAGGAGATTTGTTATAAAAAGAACATCTAGGAGGACTTCTCTCCAGTTTGGATATGGCTCTGAAGACGAGACCAACGAAGCATCTGTTGCAGAACCAACAAACGTTGTATTGCAAAAGATAGGAAAGAACTACATTAATGATACATCTTTTGATCCATCCAAGCTTTTAGATTCAGATAAATTTGGAGTTTCTCCGTCTAATACAACTTTAAGAATTAACTTTAGAAGAAATACAATCACAAATGCAAATGCATCAGCAGGATCAGTGACAAACATTGTTAGTTCAAGGGTGATCTTTCAAAATCCCACTTCTTTAAACACAAACTCTAGATCCTCTGTTGCAAACTCTTTAGCAGTGACCAATTTAAAGCCAATATCTGGCGAATCATCAAACCCTGGATTAGATGAGCTTAGGCAACAAATAATGGATAATTTTTCAGCTCAAGACAGAATAGTTACCGAGCAAGATTACAAAGCCTTTATATACACAATGCCAGGAAGGTTCGGGTCAATAACAAGATGTGCTATCTATAGAGACACTGATGCGTTTAGAAGAAATTTGAATTTGTATGTCATTTCTTCTGATAAGGATGATTATCTTGTAGAGACAAATTCACAAGTAAAAGAAAATTTAAAAACTTGGATAGGCCAAAGTAAGATGATCAATGATACTATTGACATTTTGGATGCAAAGGTAGTTAATGTCCAATTAAGGTACACCCTCCTATCCTATAGCATTAGAGATTCACTAGAGCTTATTGTCAAAGCAAATAGCGCCCTCAAAAAAAGATTTTCTAGAAAATTTGACATAGGGGAAAACTTCGATTTAGATGAGGTAAGGAAAATTCTCACAAAACTACCAGGAGTCGATGGTGTAAGGAATGTTAGGCTGGTAAATAAGTTTGGTGGTGCGTATTCAAACATTTCTTACAACACGGCTGAATATACTGATGCAGAAAACAGATTTGTTGAAGTGCCAAAGAATGTAGTATTGGAAATTAAATACTTAGATACCGATATAATAGGAACGTTGAAATAATGGCTATCAAAAGATATGTCGCTGCTAGCGACACAACTATTACAAATGCTTTTAAATCCAACTTGAGAACAAGAGGCACTGGTTCAAACATGGGTCGTGCCGATAGTCTTGAGGTGTTTTCCATTTATGGACAGGAGAGTTCTGGGTCTTCCGAATTATCTAGAGTTTTAGTGTATTTTGACACTGACGCCATATCAACAGATAGAACAAACGGGACAATACCTGTATCTGGCAGTGTTAGCTTTCATTTAAAAATGACAAATGCCGTGACCCCTTTTACCGTTCCTCGTAATTTTACGCTTGTTGCTGCCGCTGTTTCTGGGGCTAGTACCAGCATTCATGCCTCTATCGATTTTAATTGGCAAGAGGGTCACGGTATAGATATGGACGGGTATACCGATATAACTCGTAATGGCGAAGGGTCCAACTGGATAAATATGGGCTCTAGCAGCACTTTAGGAGTTGTAAAGTGGGGAAATCAGGCCTCACCCACGGTGGGGGGCATTTATATTGATAATGCTAAATCTACATTTAAGCAATCTTTTGATACTGGTGTAGAAAACCTTGAAATTGATATCACTACTTTAGTAGAACAGTGGGTAAACAGTGATGGAAACGTCTTAGGGACTATACCGAACTATGGACTTGGATTGCGATTATCAGCCTCGCAAGAAGCATATATTGCAACGGCAGATGCAGCAACAAATGTTCCCGCCAATGATGGCGGTTCAAAAAGATCATATTACACAAAAAAATTCTTTGCAAGAAGTTCTGAGTTCTTTTACAGGCGCCCTATTATAGAGGCAAGATGGGACTCCGCAACGAAAGATGATAGAGGAAACTTTTATTATAGCAGTTCTTTGGCGACCGCTGATGAAAATTTAAATACTCTTTACTTGTATAACTATTTTAGAGGCCAGCTTAGAAATATACCAGAAATACAGGGAGGTAAAATATATGTCTCTATATTCTCTGGTTCGATGTCAGACGAAGGCCCCGGCAGAGAGGCTCTGCATCTAGTTGCTGATGGAACCCATGTGTTGGCTGCCTCGCCTACTGTTGTTACGGGAGGTCATGTTTCTACCGGCATATACTCTGCATCTTTTGCAATAACTGGGTCAAAACCTAAAGCACTAGAGACTTTGTATGATGTCTGGTTCAAGGGCGGAGTTGGCGAAATAAACAATGCTTTGGATGCAACGGTGCAGTATCAAACTGGCACAATAGAGCCAAAAAGACTAATGCTGAATCCAGAGAATCCGTCCACCGCTTTTGTTTCAAAAATAACAAACTTAAGGCCATCATATTCAAATCTAGAGACCGCTAGATTTAGAGTTTTCACGAGACAAAAGAATTGGTATCCATCTATTTATACTAAGGCAGTTGCCACTGTGCCACCATTTATAATAGAAAGTGGCTCATATTCAGTTACAAGAGTTGTTGACAACTATAGAGCTATTAGTTTTGGAACAGGTAGTGCTTTACATACTCAGATGTCCTTTGATGTTTCGGGCAGTTATTTTGACTTGGATATGAGTATGTTGGAGCCAGGCTATGCTTACAAGATCAAGCTTGCTTTCTACAATGGTTCTATCGGCGGCTGGCAAGAACAAACGCAAGAATTTAAATTCAGAGTTGAAGAAGGTTAGAGATGAGCAGTAGTGATCAATTTAATTCAGGACCTAAAACAATCTCAGCAAAAAGCATGGCAGATCTTGGGACTGATGCTGAATCTGCAGAAAATATCATAGCAAAAAAGAATAGGTTAAAAGTCTTTTTACCTCCAATTGATTATTCCACTGCTTCAAACTTTGCTGTTTATGGATCGGCTGAAAAATATTACACGGACGCAGTAAAAAGAGTTTATTTAGAGTATCCGTATGACGGGTCCGAGAAGGAAATAAATGAATATATTTTAAGTTCCTCATTTCTTGATCAATACATTTTTAATAAAAGATATCCGAGAACAAATGGGTTCGCTAGATTTGCTACAAAAAACTCATGGGGGTCTCTTGTTGACTCATCCGGGGACTACGGAGCACCAGCTACAAGCTCATATGAATATATAACATTTTATGGTGGACCAAATACATCTTACAACACCAATGAATCAATCGCCAGCGCGTTCTCTTCATCTCATAATCAAAACAATATTTTTGATTTATCAAAAAAGAGAGGGTCAAACCTTGCTTTAAATCCGACTAGTGGCTCTACAGTTGAGTTCTGGTTAAATAAGTCTGCGTTTTTGCCGGCATTGACTAAAAAAGAGGTCATCTTAGATATATGGAATGGAAATGGTGTTCGCGCCGATTCTAGCTATGGCCGCTTTATGATAGAAATTAGTGCTAGTGGTCACGCTTCTCAAGACGCTACTGGTCGCGGCGGTCTAAATCCTTTTCGTTTAACATATCTGTCTGGCACAACTGGTATAAGCAACCAAGTAATTGGTTCTACTTCCTTGACCACATCTTCGATAGCAGATAACACATGGGCGCATTACGCTATCACTGTTGTTTCATCTTCTGATGAAGGGTTAAACGCCAAATTGTATATAAATGGCGAATTAGATGATTCTAGGGATTACACAGCAATTGGGACCATGAATGAAGTAACTGGCGCATTTAGAGCCAACATCGGTTCTCTTATGTATGAGCCACCAATTGGAACTGATGCACCAAACATAGGTTGGGGCAAACTTTCCGCCGATTTAGATGAATTCAGATATTGGAAGATAGAGCGGTCTGCCAAAGACATAGGGAGGAACTGGTTTACACAAGTGCGCGGAGGCACTAACACAGACGACGCGAACGTTGATCTTGGAGTATATTTTAAATTCAATGAGGGTGTTACTGGAGAAGACTCAGCAGATTCAACCGTTTTAGATTATTCCGGTAGGATATCAAATGGTTCGTGGACTGGGTATGATAGCCAATCAAGAAATAGTGGGTCTGCAATTGTCCTATCTAGAGCAGCTTCGTCTGAATTCAAGGATCCAATCATATATTCCAGCCATCCGGACGTGGAGTCTATTTTATCTGAATTGAAACTAGAGGGTAGGGTATATGATCAGGAAAACAACTCTTCAATAATAAACTCTATGCCAGCATGGATCGTTGAGAGTGACACAAATGGTGATTTACAAAATTTGGTGCAAATTGTAGCAAGCTATTTTGATAGGCTGCAGAACCAAATTAGAGAATTGCCAAGAATAAAAAATATAAGTTATTTAAGCTCTAGCTACGCCTCCCCCGCGTTTGCTTCAGAGTTGGTTAACAGCACGGGAATGTTTGCGTCTGAGATGTTTATTGATTCTAACATAATAGAAGAAATAATGTCTCGTGATGAAGATAGGAATTTTGATTTAGATTTTGATGAGATAAGAAATAGAATCTATCAAAACATTTATAATAACCTTATTTACATAAACAAGACAAAAGGGACAGAAAAGGCATTTAGGAATCTTATTCATTGTTATGGGGTAGATGAAAGCCTCATAAGAATGAACATGTATGGGGACGAAGTAACATATGAACTAAAAGACAATTTTAGATCATCTGTTGTAGCGAAGAATTTAGTAGATTTCACCGGGCCAGGAAAAAACCAGGGAACCATTTTCCAAATGAGTGCCTCAAATAATAGTGATAGCGTCTCATTTATAACTGGTTCGGGAGCTACTGGTAAAGAAGACTTCATTGGCTTTACTTTGGAAAGTGAGATTCTTTTCCCTACGACCCCTGGTATCTGTGAGACAACAGCTAGCATAGGAAACCCAATAGTAACATCGTCGTTGTTTGGAATGCATGGGGCAAATGGATATACTCCCGCTGACACTACTTGGCCCGAAAATGATTATGCTGATATTAGAGTTGTAGCCATTAGGCCTGGTGGGGATTTTAATGAAGATGACGCATATTTTATGGTTACCTCATCATTTGCGGGTCTCCCTACTTTAACAACCGACACTTACAAAGATGTCTACAACAATAATAAATGGAATTTTGCTATAAGGATTATAAATGACAAGTATCCTTTAGGCGACGTTGTTACAGGGGTCTCAGGAAGTGATACAGGATATAAGTTGGAGTTTTATGGGGTCAACCAAACACTTGATGTCACAGAAGACGAATTTTATATAACTGGAGATATTAGCACACAAGATGCCGTAAATGTTTTAAGAAGCGACAAGAGGGTTTTTGCTGGCGCCCACAGGACTAATTTTACAGGCTCAATACTCCAGTTTAGTGACGTAAAACTATCCAGTGTTAGGTACTGGGCCAATCAAATCTCAAATGATGTTATAAAGGCACATGCTAGAGATACAAGTAATTACGGAACATTTTTCCCACATAGGAATGCGTTTTTAAACCAGTCGACAGCTATTGGGACATATATACCAGAAATAGAAACGTTAGCCCTTAATTGGAGCTTTGATAACCTGACAGGCTCAAGCCCCACTGGTAGACTAGAGGTGCTTGATAGTTCTTCTGGTTCACTAGAATTACAAGATAGGTATGGTTGGCTTGGAAAAGTAGTGAAAGCCCAACATACTGCAGTTGGGTTTGGTTTCCCATTTGATGATAAAAAAGTCATAAATAGAGAGTTTATCCATACAGCAAAACAATCATTACCAGAAAATGTGCAGTCATCAGAGATGGTTAACATATTGTCTCGTGATGATGAGGTTTTCACGAGAGACCAGAGGCCAGTAAATTATTATTTCTCTATTGAAAAAAGTATGTATCAGGTAATTTCTGACGAAATATTAAATACGTTTGCAACAATAGTTGAATTCAACAACCTAATAGGAGACCCTGTTAACAGATACCGTCAAGATTATAAAATACTTGAAAAAGCTAGGAGTCTTTATTTTGAAGATGTGGAAAATGTTCCAAGTTTAGATAAATTCATTGATTTTTACAAATGGATTGATTCTTCTTTATCAAATTTCTTGTACCAGCTAATTCCCGCATCTGCTAAGTCGTCAAACCAAATTAGAACATTGATTGAAAGCCATATATTAGAGAGAAATAAATATTGGACTAAATTTCCAACGCTAGAGAAAAAGGTCCCTGGAGGGCCGTCTGGGCTAGTAACTGCAGCAGCATCATTGGGGGGAGGAACTAGCGATAGCCCATATCGTTCTCGCGATGGAGCGAATGCTGTACTCGACAGCGCCCCAATACCATATGTTGAAACTAAACATGCGTCATATTGGAAAAAGAGAGCATCAAGAACTGAATCGCCGCTAGCGACTGGAATTACAGGCGTTGATAATGATAAGCAAACAATCTTAAATGCTTTACAGTCTGGGTACGATCGAGATATTAGTAGACCTTTTGTATTAAATAAAAAAGTTGATAAAACTTTTCATGGTGGTACAAACTATCCGAAGATAAAAAAGAAAGATATTATTTTTAACGCAACATCCCCAGATGGGCCCCAAGCGACGTCTGGAGTTCCCCTAAATGTAATGCTTGTTAACGATACTGAAGTTCAAAATTTTGAAAACATAGACGACATTTTAGATCCAAATAAGAAGAAATTTTATTCCTTCACCTGTAGAATACGCAGGGAAGACGAGACTGGCCTACAATATGTAAACAATAACACATATACCTCGGTTCTAAAGGGAGACATAGCAGCCCCATTTAGATTAGTTAGTGGCTCAATTACAACAGGATATAACAAGTTAATAGCTGAAAACTTTAAAACTGGAACGATACTAACAAATTTGCACGAGGATACGTTTGTAACTAATGAGAGATCTTTACAGGGACCGTTTACAGATGCACATGTTGGTGGCCATCAATCTAGGCACATAGACATAAACCGCTTCGATCCGCTGAAAGCTACAATAGACAAAATTGATAATCAGGAAACTCGACCGGAGGCATGGAGAATCCTAATAGGCACCGAATATGGGACTGATACGACTATGTTGGGTATAACAGGCCCAGACTACCCATATCCTGTGGGCCCGTATCCGTATACTTTATTTAAAAAGGCGTCAAGATACAGAAACGTTGGTGCAAAAAGACCAGTAAACATTAGAAACATAAATTATACGACTGCGTCAAATGTAGTGGGCAATTACTCAAATAATTATGAAATATTTCAAACTGCTGGTAGAAGCATTAACAATAAATATTTTGTGGCCAATGAGGGTATCTCTTTGCCGACCTCCCCGCTTGATCTAAAAGCTGCACTTCCGCAAACAAACACTTTGTCCACCTTGCTTGGGTTAAAATTTGGATACACATCTTTGGGTAACTACTTTGGAGTCAAGCTGGCGTCCGATGGGGCTCTAGATGTCAGCAACAGGTATGAAATTTTAGGAAATTTTGATACGATTATGCGAACAGGGTCGGCTACAAAATCTATATTTGTAAATAGGTTTTCCGCCCCAGGAGGCCCAGAAGTAAATACCGTAAGCTATTTAGATATCGCAGCGGCAGAAAAGTCAGCTTACAACGCTTTACCATTTAGAAATCTATCCGTTCTTACCTCTGGTAGCGGTGAGGCAGCCGCAATACGAGCAGACAATTTAAATAGAAGAATTGGATTAAGAACTCTGCTGAAAGAGCATGCAGGTTCTTTCGGAACCGGGCTAAATGCAACAATCCCCACCGATGAATATGCATCAGTTCCTTCTTGGCACAAAGTAAATAGAAATCCTGTAAGGAGGATAGAGATCAATGGGGATAAGAGTCCATCAGACAATTCTTATGTGACCGGCACAATTTATGATAATGGGTTTATATCTCATGCAATACCGAGAGGTGATCACCAGTATTCCTGGATATCTGCTTCAGCAGCTCCTTTTGAGAGAATCTATGGGCACGCTTATGGAGATAGCGTTATTTCAAGTTCTGTGGGAGGATTCCAGCAAGCCATATTGTTTTTGTCGCAAAGCCACAATACTGTTAGTGCTACGTCTGGTAAGCCAATAGTTGTAGATTTTGTTGGCTTAAACACTCTAATTGTTGAAAATATAGACGTAGAAAACAATATCGCAAGTGGAAGCTCTGGAAAAGGCCGATTGGGTGATTATATAAACATAGACTTTAAAGATGATAACTTGTCTACTACGTTTGCAGCTGGTGAGGTTTTAAACGCTTTATTGCTGCATAGGAATGGCCCATATGGAGTTAACACATGGACACAAATACGAGGGGGAGATAAAAAGCTAACCAGATTGTTGAGAAATAGAAACATAATTTCACACTTTAACAAAACAGAGTATGAGTACCCCTTAAAAACAGATAATATAAGGCCAAAGCAGCTAAGGGGAAAGCTGTTTAACTTTACCGAAGCTCCACTACAGAAAAAGTTTAATTCATTATCACATAATGTTTCTATAAAAACAACTACATCTGATGGTAGAGAAATAACCAAGAATGCTTCATTTGAAACAAGTTATGGAAACGCATTAAGCTACTTTAATAATGCTGAGTTGGATAATCTACTTGCTGATCAAACTGAGCAAATTAGTGTTCCCGCCTATGATAAAATAATAAATCTATACACTGGCGATCAAACTAATAACCCAGATAGTCCAATTGAAAAGTTTAACTCACTAACATATAAAGAGAGAGTTTACCCATCTTCTATAAACGTTTTTTCCGCTAGTGTTAGAGTGAGGCAGGACTATAGCAATACTTTTTGGAGAAATGACAGAACCGGAAGAGCACGCTCAAATGTCTTCAGTTTTGGCAAAACTATATCAGACATTAGCATGTGGTCTCTAGACGCAGATACGGATTGGGCAACAAGGCAACCAAATACTAGAGTTGGAACTAGCGGTGGCCCCGGTGTCTTGCAGAACAACTACTCACAGATACACAACGGCGATACAACTAAAATATTTGGATCGGTTCAGTACGCAAGAAGGCACACGTTAGAAAATGTTCGATCTGTCGTTGGACCAGAGGGCTTGGATATACCCGCAACTGGAACCTATTATACGTCTCCCCTAGGATATAGGAGATCACACGATGAAGATAGGTTTGGAGGCCAAGCTCTATGGGAGGCCGCATCTCAAGCTGGAAAAACCCCATGGTATAATTCATATGATGACTATGTTCAAGAAATGAGACTAGCTGGTAAAGAATATTCAATTGTTCCAGAGTTTAGAATAAGCGACCACATAGAGTTGTACTACAAGGCAGATAATAGTAATTTCTTAGCTGATAGGCTTGATCTATTGAAAATAGAAGGAGGAGATAGCAACAAAAATAATAGTTCAAAACGCGATTTCTTTAAAACATATACAAACTCTGACTTTTTGAAATATTTTGGCGTTGTTCGCGATGACCTTAAAGATACTGGTTCTCCATCATCCATAAAACTCACATGTGGAGCTTTGTTAAAATTCCTTCCTTATAATGGGTTTTATCCATCAGAACGAACGGTGGAAATTGCTTCAATGTTTTCTTCATCATATGGAAATTATCTAAACCTTGATCGAAAAGCTGGCATGGCACCAGAAACGGCGTTTAGAACTTTTAACGCCCCAATGTTCGCTCCTGGTGTTATGTACAATACTATTAAGAGTGGAATAGCGGTAGACTACCCAGTGATGACCTCTAGTTTCGATACACATGGTCTGGCATCGGCTGAGGATTCTTGTAGTTACATATCAGGAACGAACGGACTTGGGCTTTTTGGATATAGAGTTCCGTTTGAGTCCCTGGTGGAACCAGAGTCTTATTTATCTGATGTTGATCTTTTTGATATGGAAACACACCCAAGTGCAGCACTTAGTGTTACTGCTTCTTGGGCAGGTCAGGGCGGAAACTTGTATAAGATGATGGCCAGCAACTTCTTAGCAGAAAGTATAGATTTCTTCTTACCAGAGGGTAAATTAACAACTATAAGTTCAAAACCAGAGGATCAGTGGGAGTCTGCTGAAAAAGGAAGAGTGTATGCTGCGAGAGTTAAGATGCGCAAGACATATAATAAGTCTACGATAAGAACAGGATCGCAGGGATACTACAATCCACTAACTCCTGCGTCTCTATGGAGGCAGGCTGATTACCATGAGACATTCACTATGTACAGCCGTCCTAGCGCATTTGGGCCCCCCGTGGGTGGAGGAACACAAGGAACAGCTATTTACGGCTCTACCAACGGATTTAATCCTTGCTTTACTCCGCCTTACTATTATGGTGAATGTTGGGCTGACATATTCTGGACAGCTGATAAAGCTGGAAATATTACTGCAGAGGATATCACAAATTCAAACAGTTTGGCGATCTCCTATATTAGAATTGGAAATGACTGGGCTCTGTCAAACGCCACAGGTAAGGGCACTGTGGGAGTGTCTTCAAGGAATACCTTACTTCATTCTGATAATATTGAGTCGAACTCAATGCAGTTAGATGCGTCGTTAAATTTGCTAGCAAAAGCTGAGACTAAGAAAATAATTTATGACGCCAATACAGGGAAACCAACAATAGCGGAAGACGGTGGACAGGCAGTGTTAACTGTCCAAACAAAGTTTGAAACGCCTATGCTTAATTTTGCAGAAGTATCTGTCACCAATCCAACGCACGGAAGCGCCAGTATACCCAGGGGCATGTGGCACCAATACGCTCAGCCACCTTCATCGCCAGACATAGGGGTATTTTTGTCTATAAATGATGTACCAGATAACTATATTGAAAATGCATTAGGTGGCGTCCCCGCTTCCACTGGCTCATTAATCGATTTGCTTGGATTTAAGACAGAGGAACAAAGGCTTGGAGAGGTTTCGGAGACCAAAAAAATAAGTGAAGCTATCGTTGCGATACCATATATTGAAAAGGGTGGTGAAAGAAAGTTTTTTGAAATTTCTAGAAAAGTAGTAGACGAGGCGTTGCTAGACAACCCGACAGTTTCAAATAGCGTAAAGCAGATGGTGGATTCTATGCAAAAATATATATTGCCACCAAAGCTTGACTTTGTAGAAAACCCTGATGCCGTCGACCCGTTTGCGATGTACATATTTGAATTTGAACATGTACTAGACCGGGATGATTTAGTTGATATTTGGCAAGGACTGCCACCAAAAATAGGACAGGCCTTTGATTCGGAGTCGACTCAGTTTACTTCTGGTAAAGGGCCACACACTTCTCAAATTATAAAAGAAGTTGAGATATCTCACCCATTGCTAGTTGGGGAATTATTAAATAAAGACAATATACCCAGCAAACTAAGATGGATGGTCTTTAAGATCAAGAAAAAAGCGCAAAAGAATTATTTTGACAAAGTCATAAAAGATCATGCAAGCAATGGGGGAAGATTTGATAGTTCTAAATTAACCAATGTTGGTAGAATAAATTCTAGCAAAGGCTCTAGTCCAAAGTATACCTACAATTGGCCTTATGATTTCTTTTCTTTAGTAGAACTAGTTAAACTAGACGCAGAAATAGAGATATCAAACGACTTAGACAGCCAGGAAAAATCATAAAAAATGACGTTTTTTAATAAAAAACAAGAAGTTATAGACCTTGAGTTGACGCCATTTGGAGAACAACTTCTTTCGGAGGGGTCTTTTGAGCCTGTTTATTACGCTTTTTTTGATGATGATGTTTTATACGATGCCGGTGGAGCTGCAAATGCCGGGGAAGTACAAAATGAAATAGAGGCTAGAATACAGGATAACACTCCTAGTAGGAAAGCGCAATACATATATAAGGGCGTTGAAACAAATGTTGACACAATAGTAGCAGCTAATAGGATTGCGGCAGCTTTTTTCCCAGAGATAAGGCAACAAGAATTGGTTCTATTCCCACCGCTAATAGATGGTGACTACTCTCTCATTGAGCCACTTGGATCTATGGAGATTGGTAGCGAGAATGCTCCATCTTGGGATATTAGAGTCTTAAAGGGAGAACTTTCGGGAGCCATTAACTATCTAACTAGTTCAGCCGACAATGGAGAAAATTCTAAAGTTCAAAGAATACCTCAACTAGATTTTGATGTGTCATACAAAGTAGCAATTGGATGGGGTCCTGCACCTGGAGATAGAAATATAATCGGGGGCCCATATAATGATGGAACTTATCTATACTTACCAGAAGGCATCCCTGAATTAATTTTTAGTGTCGATGAAAAAAATGCTTCTAATGAGACTGAGTATGATATTGAAGTATATGAAGTAAATACTGTAGGTAAACAAAGAATTTTGACACCAAAACTATTTCGAGAAAAGATTCCAATTGTAGTTGATGGATTGCTATTAGATAATGAAGAGAGAGCCGCTATACTTCGTGATGAAAGGCCACCAACTGAGGACATGGTAAGATACTATTTTAATATAGATACGGATCTGGATATTCCGGAAGAGCAAATATGTGAACTAATTCAGCATCTTAAGACACGAGGGGTTCAGGTTGATGACATACCATACGACTGCCCAGAAATACTGCCTGTTGGTAGGTTTAATATTTACGAGTCTGACGCATCGGGAGAAGAATGTTAAATGTTAAAAATTAATGAACAAAGCGTAAAAAGCGGACTTGCCCCAAATGTTTATATTCGTAAAATAAAAATATCTGAGGCTCCAGGCTCTTTTACAAAAACAAATAATTTAACAGACAATACAAGGAAGCCTACTCCTGTTCTAAATAGAATTGATGGATCATTGTCCTATGGTACTCCAAATAATCAGGAAGATGAAGAATTACAAGGTACTCCACTTAATGTGCACATTGATTTGTCAGTTGTTGCTATAGATAATAAAAATAATAAAAAACTTAATTGGATAGATGACAGCCGTGCCAGGTCCCCCATGATTATCAAGGTGATTCAAAGTTCCAATGTAAAACTAACGCAAGACTTGCTGTCAAATGGCGGCAGAAAGTTTTTTGACCAAAATAATGGGGAGGTTTTTAATAAGTATAATAAGTTTATTGATTATCAAATCCAAGAGATTTCTTTATCATCGCGCGCTAATGAGGAACCCGGCATTGTAAAGCAAAAGAACGCATTATCAAAAAGTAACATCCTTAGTCTAGTTAAGAGTGTTAAATTTGACGTTCAAAAGAATCCTAAACATTTGACATATTTTGTATTGTGCCAGATAGGAGATTCTCCCAATGCAAGCCCACTCATACCACACAGTCCGGTGATTGTTGAAAATGTCATAAGAAATTCAAACATTGTGAAAGAGGCGTTTAAATTTATTGACCCCAGCAATGGAGCTATTTGGGCATCCTCGGTTCACTACCATGAACCAACTGGCTGGATGGAGGGGTCTTTTCACACAAACAAGCCTCACAAGAGGCTGATCAAGAGACCAGAAAAAAACACAAAAATAATTTATCAGCCAATTGTTGACAAGTTTAGCAACTTAGATATTAATTTGTCTAGTAATACCATTGACACTCCAATTAATTATTTTTCTGATCTTTATATTACAAGAGATAAAGATGGAAACGCCTTATTTGGATTTAATTTTGATCATCTAAATTTTATGATAAATAATTCCAATTTTAATAATCTATTTAAAAATTCTGATTCAAAGGTTGTGTCAGAGCTGTTGGCGGCTTCTCCAATTATTGATTTATCAATAAATAGAGATAGAGTTCGCACACACATGGCAAGCAATCGATTACAGACACCGGCCAAAAGAATTGTGGACTTTAATGTAGAGGAGGGGCCCGATGTAATTGCTTCATCATACGATGATTTAGGAACTCTAAAGCCGAACGTCAAGTATTATTTTGAAGGAGAAAAGTCTTACAATAACGCCAGACTAGTCTTCAGTGGAGATGAGGTCCCAGATGGCTTTAAGCCATATGGTGAAATACAAGAGGTCCCTATAAGCAACAATCACTTTAGAATGTTTTCGGGAAGGGACCTATCTGTATCTGAGAAAACAGACGGGATATATCAATACTCTGTTTCCATGCAGATAAAGGATGGAACAAAACAATTTATTCAAAACAAGCTAGCCGAGCTTCATTTTTCTATAAGTAATGTCGAGGATTATCTAGGAAGGGCATCATTTTCAAAAAACTACAATTATGGCACGGATAAATTCGAACAATCTTTTATCTCATCAGAGTTTGATTCAAGTAAATATTTGATACTGCCTGCCAATTCTTTACAAGATATTTATTCCGGGATACAAAAGACGAAGGGGCCCACAACCGTTCAGGATTGGTTTTCAGCAATAGTAAAATATATAGAGATATTGGACTTAATTTTCGATGTAGGCGATAATGACAAAGCTTCTTTAACAAATGTTTTATATTCCATGGTTAGCCCAACTACGGCGACTTTAGATAGTATTCAAGAGTTTATAAATGTATTGAAATTACTTTATAGTAAAATTGAGCACGCAATAGTTGATCCCTATGGCTCCCACTCTAAAGACAGAAGTTCAATATCTGGCGGGGGATCATATCCAATCTATAAAACTTCCTACAATTTTGTAGATTTGTATGATTCAAATGTAGTTAAAAATTCTGGAGTTGATTACTTGGGAGCCCAGCCGTCGCGCGGCTTTGCATCTGTCTCTAGGCAAGAGTTTGTCTCTAGAATACAAAGAGAATACGAAAGAATAGCAAATGATACAATGTCTGAGAGTGAAATAAAAAAGAATTTTAAATTTTTAACGGACAAAAATGTTAAAGCATTGTTTGGCAGTGATACTAAGGGCTCAGATATTGCCCCTGCTTTTATTGATCTAGATGGCAAAAGAGTTAACCTTTTGTCACAAAACGTAGATTCTTTAGATTATGTATCTGCAACGGCGGTTGCTCAAAACTTGTTGTTTGATAACGCTGCAGGCTCCTTGTTCGTTGGCACTTCGGACGAAGTTTTAAGTGTTTTGGATCAGGTTGGAAAGGGAAGCTCGGCTAAGCGCACCAAAGCAATAAAAGATATACAAAACAAAACAAGTAAAACCCTGGGCTTTTCAGTAAAAGACGCCAATATGAAAAACCAAATTAATGCTGGAACAGTAAGCTCGGAAAAATACTTAGGAACAAATAATAAATTTACAAGCACAAAACCCGCAGCAGACATAATATCTGTTAAGTTAGAAAAGACAGACCAAGAGACAGCAATTTCTGTTGTCAACAGGGTCCTGGAAATTTTAAATGTTTCTCCCAATTTACAATCATTTGTTGACAAAAATGATTCAACTAATATTTCATTTGACTTGAGTAAGGAAAATAATTTTCTTTCCAAGAATATAATACCATCCAAACAAAGTGACGATTTAAAAAAATCTGCAGAGCAAATTAATGATTTCATTAAAAATGAAATACCACATCAACAGAAGCTATTAACATTAAAAAAAGATAGGCTATATAATGACTCAGCTGCAAAGGCATCAAGCGATGACGATGTAAAGTCAGACGGATTTATATACAATTTTGGAATGTTAAGAAGAGTAGAATATTTGAGTGGCTTTAAAAATAACTCAATTAAAGATGAAATTTGGAAAAAGCTGACATTTCAAAATATAGCCTCTACCGCAGGCACCTTATTGTGTAGAATAAAAAAATATGATGAGCCTCTTTTAAATATAGGAAGTTACGAGCTTGTTAACAGCCTCCCAGTTTATAATGAGTATTTTACAATTACTTTAAATGGAGATAGCGCTGGTATGAATAGTAGACAGGCCGCAACTCAAACTGGCCTAAGTTATACCGATAACACACAGTTGTTATATAATGGAACACAGAGGGGGGTCATTGACGAATTATTGCGACTAACGTCTCTGGAATTTAACACAAACGGGGAGGTACAATATCTCATGACACAAATCCCCAGGGCTCCCACTAGTGCGTTTAGGAGAACAACAGGTATTGGAAAAGCTAAGAATATAACAAATCAATCTTCTCAAGTTGAACAAAGAGCAGACGCACCTAGATCGGGGGCTAGTGGTGCACCTGTTTCAAGATCCTCAACAAGGGGACGTAGAATAACCAGATCTTCAGGAGGGTCTTATTAATGTCTACAATACCTCCATCAGGACCAGGTCCGTATCCGCCACCAGGCGGGGGCTCTGGGCCCACTTTGCCCGACCTAGGTCCATCCGCAACGGAGCCATCGATTGCTGGCGATTTTCCGGGATTAAGAAATGGCTCAGAGCATGCAAAAAATGTTATTGTTGTTGACAAAGAGAACGCCTCTTTGTCTCTAAGTCCAAATACAGACCCAATTAGAAGAGACTCGCTCGCTCATTGGGCCACCTTTGAAGAGAGTGGTTTACCGAATCAAACATTAGCTTGGATCAGAGATGGAAGACATGATAGCCTAGTAGAGTCTGCAAGAATAAACAATATTGAATATAGAACGTCAACTGATGATGGTGTGCCATCTGAACTTTTTCCATATGGCGTTAGAGAAGAGACGATAAGAATTACGTATAAAGATAATTTCTTAGGTGACGACCCAGAAGCTTTTCTTAGCTATCTTTTAGCAAATGGATTCGCCAACGTTGGTAGAGAATATTTTGACCACGCTTTAGAATATTTTGAAGCGTTTACGCCAGAACAAAACCAAGCTCTTTATGGGGATACAAGCGGGATGTCCCACCAATTGACTTCCCAGGTCGCGTTTGATTACAATTTTTATACAAAATTATACGAAGAGAATGTAGGCAGATATACGATACCTGAGACAATATATCCCCATATATACACTTTTTATTTAGAAAAAGAAAGGGCACTAGAGGGAGGAGATAGTCCATTTTACGGCGATATAGTCGATGCTTCTTACCTTGACCCCAGAATTGATCAGGAAGGGTATAGTGAACAGTGGATATACCATGATTTTATCACACTAAATAGGCCAATAGAAGAGCAGCGCATTTTTATAAATTTAATAAGAGAAACATCGGTTAGCTCTGAAAAAATTGGAGAAATAGATAGGGGAGAATATTTTGATGTTTGGGCAGATAGATATCCAAATGCCCTGGCAGGCTCTGTTGAAACAGCAGCTGGCTCAACGCTGATTCGAATCGGAATAGACAAACTTACAGACAAGTATAAAAATGTAATTATACCTTTGACCACTGAGGATAGAATTCATTCAAGCTACAATTCGTATAAAGAGTTGTTCCCTATGTTTGCAGATATACAATTTTCACAAACGTCTCCGAACAAAGTGGTTCAAAGCCTAACAGACACACCAGATGATGATGCTAATTTTTCAATTTTTAATAATTTAATGAGAGATGTTATTTCTGATTTTATAGCCCTAAGCAGAGTTGGCGGGATAAACGTATTTTCAACAGTTAAGAATTTTGCAGAAAACCACGAACAAGCATACCCAGACTCACTAGGTAACCCTTCTCTTTTGCCTACTGCTGGAAACGCAACTAGAAGAGTTTTTAATTTGGGAGATTGGGCTCTCGGAGAAGAATCCATTGATTACAACGAATCAGATTACATATTTTTACAAAATTTTGCTTCTGAAGAAGCTGAAACAACATTATCTGATCTGATTACAATAAGAAGAAATTCTGATGTCTTAGTTGAGGATTTTGTTTTAGCAGACATCCTGCCTAATTTAAGAAATACATTACTTAATGCGTACAACAATCACCGGAGAACTTATAGAGACATATTGTCTGGAAATAGGGCCTACTCTGAAGATGTGTTTTTTAAAGTTAGCAAATTTGCTATTTCGCCAAGCGGAGTCCGCTCTTCGACGCCCATTCAAAGTTTTTATCTTGTGAATGACGAGCATAATAGAAGTGTGGTTAATCTTATAGATACGCAGTTAAAGTATGGCGAAACATATGAATATGAAATTAACACATGTAGGCTGGTGTATGGGACCAAGACACGAATAACATCTGCTAGATATTTTAGACCTGATAGTTTTAGAATACGAACAGATGGGGAGCCTGGCTTTATGGTTTCTGGCGTGTTTAGGCCCGTTGTTGCTGGTGAAGTTTCTTTTATAGATGAAGCAACCACGCCAACAACCCCACCAATCGGCCCAGGCGGAGGCCCTGGCTCAGGGGGGACACCCCCAATTAGTTTCGAACCACTCCCAGCTGAGTTTTATTCCTCTGGGGGCCAAATAAATTTGGTTGATGTTGACATTCAACTTGTGCCTTCAATACAGCTCATTGAACTTCCTTATGTTTCATCTATAACGGCTGGGATTAACGTTTTGCGAAGAACTATGTTGGACGACCCTCCCATGCCACCAGAGGTTGAGGTGCTCCCATATACTGGTGTTAATGACCATCTTCTATTTTTACTAAATACTGGAGCTGGCTCAAGAGAGTTCTTGCCAATATCTTTCAATAGCGAAGAACAAAATTTTATAGATAGGATTAGGCTAAACAATCCAGGGTCGGATACAGATGAAATTTTATATGAGAACGATGATCCATCAACTATATTTGAAGTTTATAGATTAGAGAGAAAACCCACTTCGTATAATGATTTTAAAGGAAACCTTTTAGCCGAGGTTAACTCTATAGATGAATTAATAGGATACAGGCAAGCGTCGTCAGTTGGGTATCGAAACTTCATTCAGCCAAATACGGTATATTATTACATGTTTAGGGCGGTTGATATTCATGGGCACGTATCTCATCCAAGCCCAGTGTATCAAATTGAATTAATAGACGATCAGGGGGCAGTATATCCGATCATAAGAAGCTTTGAGTTTGAGTCGCAATTACAAAGAAAGTCTAAAATTAAAAAATTAAATAGATTTTTAAAAATTAGTCCCACTTTTTTGCAAAGTGTTCTGGGAGATCTAAGCATAACCTCTGGTCCCCCGGCTACTGCACCAAGGGAAGATAGTCTTCCTCTTGGGGTTCAAACCCTAAGTCTTTGGGACAAAAGTTTTAAAATTAGGTTGACAGGACGAAAAACTGGTAGGAAAATTGACTTAAATATCAATTTTAATAAAGAATATGATAATACGCTTCCTGACGAGGCTCCTGACATTGTTTATGATGAGGCTACCAGCCCAGCGGAGCCAGTCACGACTACACCAGAATCGATATATACACCACCGGATGTTCCAACTGAAACTGACCCTCCCTCTTCGGGACTCCCGGCGAGGGCGAACCAGGTGTGCTTCCTGGGGGGCCAGAGCTTCCTCGTGCGCCCAAACCTCAACAAGTTATTGTTGCAGGGAGTGACCCTCAAGAGACCCGCCGAGGTTTCCCCGGCGCCGAGGTGGATAGCGACCCAACCGTCATTATCAGGGTGGCACCGCCGCCTCCTAAACCATACGGACAAGGATCATAATTGCTACAAGGTACTATTTAAAAGAAAAACAGGAAAAATGATTAGAAAATCACTAATTATATTTATGATGAGGAACTAATATGGCTTTTTTGAACAATTCAGGAGATATTATTCTTGATGCAGTCTTGACTGATCTAGGTAGACAACGCCTAGCCAGAGGTGACGGCAGCTTTAGAATTACAAAGTTTGCTTTAGCGGACGACGAGATTGATTACACTCTTTACAATAAGAACCATCCCAGCGGCAGCGCTTATTACGACCTTGAGATTTTGCAGACACCAGTCCTAGAGGCGTTCACAAACAACACATCTTTCTTAAAATCAAAGTTAGTAACAATACCCCGATCAAATATTTTATATTTACCAGTGCTAAAACTGGCCCAGGGGGCACAAAAAAGGGAACCCTTTTATTCAAGCGTAAATGCATATCTTGTCGCCGTAAATGAGGCAACACAAGATTCAAAAATTTCTAATTCTATCAAAATGGATGTTGATGGAATCCTTTATGGAGCAAGTGGTTTTGAGAACAATAATCCCATCACTATTCACCAGGGGCTGGATACAGATGAGATTTCTTCAAATCGAGCCCTCGATTCAAGCTTGATCGAAACATCTTATATGATTGAGGTAGACAACAGACTGGGCAGCATAGTTAGCCCTCAAGGCGTCCCAGCAACCTACTCTTTCCTTGATGATGACAACATTGCCACATATTATTTTAGCATCAAATCTGACAGGAGTTATTTTGAAAATATAACAAATCCAAAAGTCTTGTCTTCGTTGGCTGGCCCACGAGGTTCGAGTCTTGTATTTAAAATAGCTTCTTCGGTGGAACTCGCTACTAGTACCCACTTGTTTACAAAACTAGGCGGAAACACGATGTCCGTGGATGCTGCATCTGGCGGAGGAACTGTCAATGTAAATTATATTGACGCCACAGTTAGAGTTACGGGCGTAAACACAGGATATAGACTAGATATTCCAATTAGATTTATTAGATCACCATCTTAAAAAGGATAGAAAATGGCTACCACATTTAAAACATTAGGCGCAAAAGACGTTACGTCGACAAGATCTCTCTTACACGAAGCAATTCCAATTACTGGATCGATAGTTTCGGGAACCTATGTTCAAGGAGGATACGCGGGCACTGAAACAAATATTAGGGACTATACACACGGTATGTTCCAAAGTGTGTATGATTATCCGTATTTAAGCTCATCTGCAAATCATATTTTTGATTTAACAATGGGGTATTCCGCCAATTCTGCTCTTTCTAAGTCATCTCTTGTAGCGCAAAATGCAAAAAAGATTAATATCTATAATCAAATGGCCCAAGTCCTCATGGGTTTTGATCACACAGGGTCCGTCCATGAATTTGATGAAGACGGAGATCTAAGTGGTGGCTCTAAAATGCGCGAGTGCTTCTTTGTTAATTTCGCAAGATTGTTGACAAAGGATGAAATTAAAAAGGGCACGTTTGCTTTGACTCTAGGAGTTAGTGGTGCATATAACGATTTTGGCGCATTTGTCCAGAGAGTACAATTAGCAGATACGAATGCAGCCACAAGCTTTAAAGTGAACTCTCCTGCTGGAGAATATTCAATATTGTATGCAACAAATGTGGCCGGAACAGAGCTAATCAACCCAACCGCAGGAACAACAGCTATTAAAGCAGGGCTGATATTTTATCAAGCCGGCGTTGCAGTAATAACTGGATCTATTTTTGCTAGCCAGCAAACTGAACCTCTTGGGCTTCTATCTGGCTCAGGTGGCCCTGGAGAGCCTCTCCGATTTAACGCCTCTGAAGAAACTGTAAGTGCTGTTATGTCTGGGTCTACGATCTCTGCTGCCGCTGAAGGATTTAGACATAGGTATGAAAACCTTAACTTTAACAACACAACAGAACTAAATTCAACAATCTATTTCTGTAGAGCGAACAATAATGATTTTAATTATTCTTCAAACCCATCTTACTTATCAGCTAGTAAACTACGGGTAAAAGATAATGCTTCTGACCCTCCGCTTGCTTATGCAACAACTGTTGGGTTGTATAGTCCCGATAACGAACTTTTAGCAACTGCAAAACTTTCTGAACCAATTAAAAAGGACCCAACTGACGAATTTACACTAAGAGTGCGTTTAGATTATTAACATAAGCTATTTATTTATGTTATGCCATATTATAAATTCAAACAAAGCGATATTTACTTTAATCGCATAAAAGCACACCCGCAAAAGAAGTTTTTTGTCTACAACTCTTCAATCTTTTTAGATAATCAATCCAAAATTAGTGGAACTTTTACAGGAAGTATACCAAACGCACCTACGGGATATGTCAGCCTGTATGAGCTTAATGTTGACAGACACGACCTCAGCATGGGTCCAGCCCCAGCTTTAATAAATCCGTTTGTTGAGCGTGATTCAAACCTAACTGCATTTCGAACTATAAGCACTTCAAGTTTCTATAGGACAGAAATAGGAGAAAGTGTAACGGGATCTTACCCCCTTACTGCAAGCATAGAGAGAGATTTATTTGAAGCTTGTCCTGTCGGCGAAAGCCGCAATCGAGCAAATAAAATAAATGCTTTAAAGACAACATTGGATTATTATACTCCACTAAGCAATCAGTATGAGTTTAGTTCTTCAAACGGAAATTGGGATAAAGGCCAGCAGGCCATAAATTTAATTAGCATTCCGTCAATCTTTTACGGCTCTACAATAAAAAAGGGAACAGTTGACTTAAAGTTCTATATAACTGGAACCTTGATAGGTGAGCTTCGAGATGAGAACTACAATGGCGAACTAATACAAGTCGGGCCACCAGGGAGTAATGGGTCAGGAAGCGTAGCTGGGGTTGCTCTATATGATGAGGGGTTCCTAATGCTAACAGGAAGTTGGCCACTAGAGCACGCTGGTTATGATTATACAAACGCCAACAAGGCTTCAAAGTCTTCATGGTTATATTTCAATGTTGGGGCAAACGATAATATACCCGCGCACCCCGGTAATACAACAAACCCGGCGATATCAAGACTATCCGCCAGCTATGACTCTCAGTTTTCTGGCACCAATTACGTTCCCGTTAAGACAATGTTGGCTCATGCTCCAAGAAATGAGCTTAATTACTCAAGTAACCCATCATACATAGACCAGTCTAGCGCAGGCGCATTTGTTTTTTATACTAGTTCTGCTGGATATATAGAAAATGATAAACAAGGAATTAAAAATACTATAAAATCACCGTATGTAAGCCCTACTGGTAGTTACATGCCTCAAACTTTCATATCAAAGGTTGGAATTTTTGATAAAGATAAGAATTTGATTGCTATAGCTAAGGTTGCAACTCCGGTTAAAAAAACAGAAGAGAGAGAGCTTACGTTTAAATTAAAACTGGATTTTTAATGATTTTAGGATTAGATGTAAGCACCAGCATAACCGGGGCAACAGTTGTTAATGAAGACGGAGATGTCGTCTGTAATGTAGCCTGGGATACTAGGAATAAAAAGTATTTCCCAACACTCATCTCAAAAGCCACTTGGATTGAAGAGCGGCTGATTGATATTCAAAAAAAATATAAAGTTAAAGAAATCTATATAGAGCAATCTCTGCATTCTTTTAGATCTGGGTTTTCATCGGCCCAAACTTTATCAACCCTATCTCGTTATAACGGCATAATATCTTGGATATGTTATCAAGTATTTTTGTTAGAGCCAATGTATGTGGCTGCCACTACTGCTAGAAAATCTTGTGGGATCAAGGTTCCAAAGGGCTCAAAGG